GATATTTTGAACCATCTTCTTTGGCATAATCGCTGCGACCCCATGCGGGGAAAACCCCACGTTCCTTTGCTAATTCTAAGGAAGTATCATCTGCTATTTCTTGTATGTATTTCATGATAGCTGACCCAACTTCTCTGCCAATCTTTGTATCATATCCTATTTTCAATTTGATAAGTAAGTCAGCAAAACCCATAACTCCTAAACCAATTTTTCTAGTTGCTTTAGTCATCTGCTCTATTTCTGTAGTGGCGTAATAATTTGCGTCAATAATGTTATCTAGAAATCTAGTAGCCAATACAACCACAGAAGATAGTTCTTTCCAATCTAATAAGTCCTGCCAACTTTTATTCTCTGCGGGACGATAAAATTTAGCTAAGTTAATAGACCCTAAATTACAAGATTCGTTAGCTAGCAGGGGCTGCTCCCCACAAGGGTTAGTTGCTATCATATCGCCATACTGCTCTTTAACTTTATTATCACGGTTTATCCGGTCCAGAAACACCATCCCCGGCTCTCCGTTTTTCCATGCCCCCTCAATGATCTTATCGAAAACAATACGAGCGTCATGCTCACCTACAACTGACTGGGTATTCGGGTCAATTAATGGGTAATGGACTCCCGCTGCAACGGCTTGCATGAAGGCATTGTCCGCCCCCACAGAGATATTAAAGTTATGAATATCACCCTCCACTGACTTACAGGATATAAACTCAAGAATATCAGGATGGTGAACATCCAAAATAGCCATGTTTGCTCCATCTCTTTTACCTCCCTGTGTAATCATTGATGATACACGGCTCAACGTTTTTAACACTTCAATCGGGCCACAAGCCTTCCCATGCGTTGATGCGATGTTAGCTCCCTTTGGTCGTAGCTTAGATAGGGAAAACCCTGTACCCCCACCAAATTTCTGAACCATGGCTGCGTCAGTCGCACCCTTCATAATTCCTTCCATGGTGTCTTCCATTGGAAGTACAAAACAGGCGGAAAGAGTCCCTTGGTGCGTTCCAGCATTCATCATAGAGTCAAATATTCTTTTGTCTTGGCACATTACAGATACAGCAGCAACCT